CTAGCTTATATAAGGGCTAATAATATGAAACTAATAGATGCAGAGAAACTAGCGCGTGCTTTAATACTTAAGCACTGTACTAGTAATAAGTATAGATTCTCATGGAATATGAGTCTTACTACGCTTACACAAGTAAAGCACAATCCTTTAGCAGGGAGTTATCCTACTATACAGCTTAGTATGGTTAACGTATCTAACTATGATAAGCATCAAGTTAAGACTGCGCTCTTATATAAGATAGCTAAAGCTAATGCTTATGTTAATACAGAGCATGAGTATTCAATAGCTCTTAAGCTAATAGAAACTAAAATGGGGTTATAAGTTATGAGTATTAAAAGCAACACAATTAAATACCGTCCAGTGCTAACAGCTAAGGATATATTACATATCTTAGGCTTAGCTAAGACAGAAGTACCTTTGACTACTGCTAGTATCAATGTCATACAAAAGCTAAGTGTCTTTCAGACTAAGATAGAGAACAGTGCTATCTTACCTGCTTATAGTTCTATAAGAGAGTCTAAAGCAGAGAGAGATACTGACTTATTAAATAGCTTAGGTTGTAACCTAACTAACTCTACTACTATGACTTTAGATTCTAACTTACATGATACTAAAGAACAGTATTGGAAAGCTTCTTTTATTAAGTACTCACAAGATAAGAAAGCATGTAGCTTAGATGAGTTACATGCCGCACAAGAGCATAGGTATCTTAATGACTTAATGACAGCAGAAGAAGAGAGTGTACATGAGTCTAACCTAGCTAATGATGATGATACAGAGCTAGATGATAGAGGGGATAACTAATGCAAAAATGTAACAGAGTACACGTACCTTGTAGGTTATGTGGGAATAAGCATACTAACAGAGCATCTAGTAGTATCTGTTCTCCTTGTGGCATACAGCAACAACTTGCTAGGAGACACGCTGAAGTAGTAGAGAAGTCTAGGATAGAAGCTCAAGAGGATGCTAACGCACGCTATGTACTTAGTCGTATAGCAACTCTTAGACAGAGAATAGACCCTGACATATACGAGCTAATAAGTTTATTAATAGAGGTGAAAGCTAATGGCTAAAGTAACATGCGCTATAAGTGGCTTAGCTCTTACTGTGCAACATACAGAATGGTTAGTAGTGCCACACACTAACGGTTACATACATCCTATATTTAGCTTAGAGCCTAAAGAACTACATAAGCTATATATAAGGCATTGCAAAGCACAGCTAGGTACTACAACTGATAGTTACTTACTATTCCTAGCACTGCTACATAGCTCTAATAACATAATATGGGCATCACCTGTATCTCTTAATCCTACTGGATTACAGACTACTGTACTAATAGAGAATAACATAGCTCAGTTAGTTAATGTACTAAGAGAGACAGAAGCTATCTTACACCCTAAGTTTGTACAGCCTAAGTTTAAAGTCACTTATGATAACAGCGACATAGCTCAGATACCTAACTGGATTAAAGCATGGCGTAATAATATAAGAGACTTTGGCGAAGATATAGCTAACTGGGATGAGTATGAGAAGCTTAAGAAGCTAACTAATAAACTTACCTATCTTATTAAAAGCACAGACTCACCTGAGTCATATGCTAAGGTAGTAGCTGATTGGGCTTATAAGGCAGGAGACTTTACAGAGCATCTAGGTATAAAGCAAGCTATCTTATATAGAGATACTATAGCTAATAGCTTTAACCAAGCTAAGATGTTTAGCACTCCCTTACATCTGCTTAAGGATATTAAAGATCATTGTGAGTCCTATATAGAAGTAGGTAGTATACACTTTCATACTCTTATACAAACTCTTAACACAGGTATTAAGAAGCATGTAGATTACTTAGGCGGCACAGCTAGTAGCTCTGAGTATGTACTGTTACCTAGCTTATCTCTAGCAGATAAGGATACCATACAGAGGAACAATGCTGAAATATCTATGATAATCAGTACTGCACCTAAAGACGAACCTAAGCTAACAGATTACCCTACTAGTCTAGCTTACCTAAAGGCTAAGTTAGCTTATAGAGTAGCGGCATCTAAAGCTAAAAATAATACAGAAGCGGGAGATGTATAATGGAACGCAGAGATAAAGTTCTAGTAAGAATAACTAAAGCTGGCTCTAACTACGCAAGCAGTCTTAAAGCAGGTCAATTTCGTACAGCTAAGCTAGGTAACACTTCTACTAGACTAGCTTATATATACGTAGATGGTCTTATCTATACTTTACTTCATACTGACTTAGACGGCTGTAAGACTGTAGAGTGTATAGTAATAAAGAGGATAAAGTAATGGCTACTAGCAAAGTAATGCAAATGCTATTAGATAAGGTAAGAGCTGATAGAGAGGCTAAGCTTAAAGCACCTATTATAGAACCTATTATAGAACCTGCTAAGCCTATTTTAGAAACTATTGTAGAAACTGCTAAGCCACCACTAACTATGGCTGAAAGGTTTGCCGCTATAAAAGCTAAGTCAGCTAAGCCAGTAAGCACAGGTATACAAGGGCATAAAGCTACCAGTGTAATAGTAGATGATATAATAGAACAGCCTATATCACATATAGAGCCAGAAGGTAAGAGTCCTTTAACTGAGTTAGCTACCTTACCTATAAAAGATACTACAGGTATGCACGGTGAAGCTATTACATATAACTCACAGCAAGCTACCTTTATAGACCTAGCGTCTAGTGGTAAGTCATGTGTTTTAGTAGGTGCGGCAGGTACAGGTAAGACTACATGCTCGCAAGGTGCTATCTCTAAGCTTATTACATCTGGCAAGGTAAGCATACCCACCTTACAAGCTGATGGGCATAAGCACCTTAAAGATGGAGGACCAGGTATTCTAATCATATCATATACTAGACGTGCTGTTAACAACATAGCTAAGGTACAGTCTAGTGATATGAAGAATAACTGTATCACTAGCCATAAGCTATTAGAGTATGCACCTGAGTACTATGACATAGAGGATATACATACAGGACTAGCTAAGAGAACTATGCAGTTTGTACCACAGCGTAATGCGGCATTCCCTTTACCTAATAGTATACATACTATCATAGTAGAAGAAGCATCTATGCTAAGTACTGAGCTATTCGTTAACATAGAAGCGGCATTAGCGCATGAAGTACAGTGGATATTTATAGGAGATATACAACAGCTACCACCTGTATTCGGTTCTGCTATCTTAGGCTTTAAGATGTTAGAGTTACCTGTAGTAGAGCTAACAGAAGTATATAGGCAAGCCTTAGAGTCTCCTATCATACGCTTAGCACATCGCATCTTATCAGGTAAGGCTATTAATGTTAGCGAGTACCCTGAGTGGGCAGTAGAGAATAAGCTAACCATACACCCTTGGAAGAAAAAGCTTAGCGCAGAGAATGCTGTACTGACACTAGGTGCATTCTTTAAGCAAGCTATAGATAAGGAAGTCTATGACATACATGAGGATATGATACTAATACCTTATAATAAGTCATGCGGTACTATTGAGCTTAACAAGATTATAGCTAATCACTTAGCACGTAAGCAAGGTGAGCGTACCTTCGAAGTAATGGCAGGCTTTAACAAGCATTACTTTACTGTACATGATAAGGTACTATATGACAGAGAAGATGCAGAGATAATTCATATAGAACCTAACGCTGTATACTCAGGTGCTAGAGTACAGCCACCTTCTATACACTTAGACTATTGGGGGCATAACCCTAACATAGCTAATGAATCATCTAGCCATAACTTTGAGGATGATATAGACTTACTCTTAGCATCTGCCGCAGATGATACAGAGGATAGAGTTACACAATCTTCTCATATAATACACGTACGTCTGTTAGATTCAGGTAGAGAGATACCTGTTAACAAGGCGGCTGATGTTAATAACTTACTGCTATCCTATGCTCTTACAGTACATAAGAGTCAAGGTTCTGAGTGGCGTAAAGTGTTCGTATGCTTACACCAATCTCATAACAGTATGTTACAAAGAGAGCTGTTATACACAGCAGTAACTAGAGCAAGAGAAGAGCTGTATGTTATATGCGAGCCTGAGTCCTTTACTAAGGGAATCATAACACAACGTATTAAAGGAGAGACTTTAGAAGAGAAAGCAACATTCTTTAAAGGTAAGCTAGACCCTAACATAACTAATGACAGAGGATATTAATATGACGTTTTCAGATATAATAATTGATGCAGAGATGGTGGCTTACTTAGTCACTTGCCTGTTACTACTATCTCTATTAGCAATATCTTACTTATGCGCTAAGATAGTAGATATAATTGATAAAACAAAGAAAGAGCAAGCTATACTAGATGCTTACATAGCAAATAGAATGCTAGCAGAAGCTACTAGAAAAGCTGAGTCAGAAAGTGTAAGGAGTACTAAGTGAAAGTACTAATAGAGATAGAGCTACCTAACATACATCTACAAAAGATGGAAAGCTTAAAAGATATAAGTGATGCTATAAGTTTAGCAGAGATTACAATGCTTACAGCTATAACACTGTACTCTATGTATAAACCTAAGGAGGCAGTAATATCAACTCAGTCAGTCAAGGGCATAGCTGTTAGCTCTGAGACTGAGGAAGATGATGCTTACATAAGAGCATTAATGCAAAGAGAAGAGAATAGGAGTAAGCACTAGTGAGTATATTACAAAGTATGCAACGCCAGTATAACTGGTTAATTAACTATAGGTTACATAGGATAGCTACCTCAGACCTACCTGTCTGTCTTAATACTAGTGCTAGAACTACTATGTTAATAGCTAGGCACAATGATTTAGTACATGCTGTTAAGTTATCCATAGAGAT